CCGTGTCAGCCAAGAGGCTTGGTGCGACGGCAAGACCGTTATCTCCTACCTCAACGGCTCTGACAACACTCGCTCCTACAAGGCGTTCGGTTTCATCACCGCAGACGGCTTGAAGGTATGGCAGGCTCACCGCAACAACGGTCGTGTCGTTGCCAGCGCCGAGTACCTGCTCACGGGTTCGGTTGACGAGGCTCGTGCTGAGTTCTTGAACCAAGCAGAAGCCAACGCAATGTCCAGCAACACCTGCTTGTGCTGTCTGCGCCTGCTCACCGTTCCTGCTAGTGTTCACCGTGGGCTTGGCCCAGTGTGCGCACAGAAAATGGGGGTCAACTAATGTGTGTAGGTTGCGGGGTGCCATGCGGTGGAGAGTGTGGCACCAATGACTGGGAAGAGACACGGGAAGAAGCCCGTTGGGTCTCGTGCGAAACACCAAACTGCGAGTTTGAGGACGAGGTTGAAGGTAGCCTAGAAATCACTGGTCGTGGTAGCCGTGCTTCTGGCAACTTCTTTTGGACTTGCCCAGTGTGCAAGGTTCAGCACGAGGAGGACGACGAGGACATACCCGACGACGTTGACCCGCCAGAACCAGACGAGTATTACTACTAGGACTTGACCTAGTAGTCCCTAGTCGCTACAGTTGGTTCACCTAAGACAAAGAGAGAAATGCTTACACCTTTCGAGATACAAGAAGCAATCGAGGCAGAACTCGACAACATGGAGAGCCTCGTCACGGAGATGAGAGAAATCGCCGTAGAAACAGCAGAGGCTGAGGCAGACTTCAAAATCATGTTTGCTCAAGAGCGCCTGAAGGCTCGTGCCGAAGGTCAAATCAATGGCGTCAAGGTAACTCAAGACACCGCTGAGGACATGGCTACCGTCAATAGTAAAGACGCTCGCTTTCGCTACCTGCTCGCAGGCAACAAACTAATCACCTGCCGTGAAGCAATCAAAATGTCGCAGTCACGCCTAGACGGACTTAGAACGTTAGCGGCCTCTCACCGTAATACGCCATGAGTGACTTTCCAAAGCCGAATGAAATAGCAGAGTTAATCAAGCCTGCAAAAAAGAAGCGTGTGCGTGACGTTGCAGAGATACGACCAATGGTCACCAAAGACGTTCTGCGCCACCTTGCTGGACGTTGCCAACGTTGCTCCATGGCTTACAACGACCCGCACTTAATCGAGACGTGCGCAGAAATCAGCGAACCATGTTGGGAGGGCTGTCCCGCCTGTTTCCCCGACAACTATCAGCCCGACGTTCCAATAGTCATACACTGATTTGCGTGTATGGTTGTGTCAACCACAAGTTGTGAGGCACAACCATGACAGATTTTCCAATTAGCGCAGATGAAATTAGGCTCATTGCGTTAGAGGAGGGTCTGCGCTCAGCGGTTCACCTCGACCAATTACGCCTGAAAATGCTCAACGAAGCGGTGGATTGGATTTGCGATTTGACCGACTTTTCCGTCTTGGAAGTTCGTCAAAAATTAGCCCTCAATAAGGGTGGACAAGTGGCCCGCAACCTTGCTACTATTAACGCAGTTCGTTCTCTAGTCAAATAGAGCCGAGCAACTTAAATAGTCAGATAACTGACCCAATGAAAAGAAAGAGAGGCTGTCATGGCTTCAACTAACACAACCACCCTCGTGGGCAACTTGACACGAGACCCAGAAATCCGCTGGTCACAATCGGGCGTCGCAATGGTGTCGTTCTCGATTGCTGTAGGCAAGTCACGCAAGAACAAGGAAAGTGGCGAGTGGGAGAAGGAAACTCACTACTTCGACTGCACTGCCCTTGGAAGCGTTGCCGAAAACATCAGCAACTCCTTTGAAAAGGGAAACCGTATCATTGTCATTGGCGAAGCGCAACAGCGTTCGTGGGAGGACAAGGAAAGCGGAGCCAAGCGTTCAAAGGTAGAGTTCCTCGTTGAGGAAATCGGCGCCAGCGTTAAGTACGCAACAGTTGTAATCACCAAGATTGAGCGCAACGACTTTGAGCCACGGAACAACGACAACTCCGTCAAGAGCAACCAGTACAAGCCTGCACCCGCACAGCAGACCTTTACTGAAGAGCCGTTCTAATCACCAAGTTTTAAGACAACCAAAAAGGTCGTCACTGTCCCGAAGTCTGGGGTGGTGGCGACCTTTTTGGCTTTTACCTGTAAGTCAAATTACATAGATGTAACTCGGTGTAGTAGTTTGAATACCCGTGAGAGAACAGCACGGAAACATTCAGAGCAAAGCGGGCGAGAACACCTCGACTTTGGGTTTCCAATTCTCGGCGGGGTCTTAGCATGGTCGAAGAATTTGACCCCGATAACTTTCCTGAGCCAATTGAGATTGACTACATTCCAATTGACCTTTTCAAGGCAATTCAGCGCCCAGCGTGGCAAGACATGGCTCTTTGCAAAGACGAAGAAGCCAAGAACCTTGAAGTCTTTTTCCCCGAAAACAAAGGTCAGGGCGGTAACCCGCTGGCGATTGCACGAAAGATTTGTCTTGAGTGTGCCGTCCGTTACGAGTGCCTGCGTTTTGGAATTGATGAGCCAGACGGCGTGTGGGGTGGGCATTCTACAAGCCAACGTCGCAAAATCAGTTTAATGTTGAAAAAGGGTAGTAGCCTTATAGAAGCAAGTGAAGCCATTGACGCACGGAGCCGAGACAATGCCCGACGATAAAGAACCGTTACCACAACTAGATAGTTTCACCGAACTCGGCGCCACGGGTCTTTGGCGCACGGGTGGCTTCGTCATTGACGACATTCTCCCTCAACTTCGAGGACGGCAAGCACTCACCGCTTACCGAGACATGGCTGAGAACGACCCAGTTATCGGCGCAATCATTTTTGCAACAGAGCGTGTAATCCTTCAAGTGGACTGGCGTGTTGACCCATACGACGACGCCAGTGGCGATACCCCTAACGCAAAAGACATAGAGGCCGCTAAGTTCCTGCAAGAGTGCATGGACGACATGAGCCACTCATGGCACGAATTGATGATTGCCATTTCGTCGTTCCTCGTTTACGGTTGGTCATTCTTTGAGATTGTCTACAAGCAACGTAAAGGCCCTGACCAGAAAGACCCAGCAATGCGGTCTAAGTACAGCGACAACAAAATCGGGTGGCGCAAGATTGTCATGCGGGCGCAGGACAGTTTGTGGCAGTGGCAGTTCGACGAGAGCGGTGGCGTTAAAGCCATGGTTCAGCGTGACCCCACCACTGGTCGCCTCAACGTAATTCCAATTGAGAAGGCGCTCCTATTCCGCACCACGCAGGCTCGTGGAAACCCTGAAGGTCGCTCAATCCTTCGTTCAGCATTCAAGGCTTGGTACTACAAGCGCCGTATCGAGGAGTTTGAGGCTGTCGGAGTAGAGCGTGACCTTGCTGGTCTACCAATGGGATACGTCCCCGCAGAGTGGCTTTCAGCAGACGCTACGCCCGCAGAAAAGGCTTCACTGTACGCAATGGAGCGAATTGTTCGAGGCGTAAAGCGCAACGAAACTGAAGGCATTGTCTTGCCAATGATGTTTGACGAAAACGGCAAGCAGTTGGTTGACTTCAAGTTGCTCAACTCAGGTGGGGCTAGGCAGTTCAATACTGACCAAATCATCTCTCGTTACAATCAGCAGATTGCCATGACTTGCCTCGCAGACTTCATCATGCTTGGTCACGAAGCAGTTGGTTCATTCGCCTTGGGTGCTTCCAAAGTTGACTTGTTCATGGCGGCCGTTGAGAGTTGGGTTCGCCTAATTGCCGAGGTATTCAACAGCCACGCAATTCCACGCCTCATGGCGCTTAACGGTTTCGACACAGCCCGTTGCCCGAACCTCACCTATGGTCAGGTAAACGCTGTTGACCTCGTTGAACTGGGAACATTCCTCACTAACCTCACTCAGAGCCAGTTGCTAACACCAGACAACAACCTTGAGGACTACTTGCGTGAATTGGCAGGACTGCCAGCCCACCAACCAACACCAGACGGTCTTGCCGAGAACGTTCGTTACGGTGGCAACCAAATCCAGCCAGAGCCAGCAATGACCGACCCCTCACAGGCTTTTGTAGGCGCCAACAACGACGACCAAGACAGTGGTTCACCACAAGGAAACACAAAGCCTTCAGGCGTTCAGAACCCACAGGGTGGCGTTAGCGACCAGTCAGGTGGCAGTGGTATCCAAGCAGACATCAGCAGTCAGGGCTACCCGGGTCAGAGCGGAGAAATACCGCCGTCGGCAAAAGGTGGCAACAAGCCAACTGGACAGAACGGCCCGCTGACGAATAACCAAGGCACAACTTCGTGACCGTTCGTATCCGAAAGGTAAAGGCTTCTAAAAAGAGTGGCAAGGCTATGTTCATGGCGCACTCTGTAATGCCGAAGGTTCCTGCTTCAGCACGACCACGAACGAAGTAAATAACTCAACCGCATTTTGGAAAGTGTGGGGTAGCATTTATGCCAAGGCACGAAGGAGAAAAATCCGTGGAACAGATGAACATTCTTGATGTCGTTGCTGACCTCTCATTAAATTCAATTGTTGTTAACAAGTCAGTGGCGCAAGAACTCCGTGAAGGAGCGGCCGACCTCATTGTTGACGGCTTCACCACCGCCGACCTCATGGCTATTGCCAAGTCAGATGAATTGGACGTTTCTCTCGTTCTGGTTCCAAACCCCGACAGCAAGGACGCCAGCCCAATTTGGAAGCGCCTCGCCCAGCGTGTATTTGGAGACGACGACTTGTCCGCAGAAGCGGAACAGCGCCTCGTTGCCCGTAACGTCGCTAAGGGTCTAGCCTCCGTAGCCCACCCATTCACCAAGAGCAAGAACGACTTTGGATTTGGTCACGCCTGCGTAATCTGCGGTTCGACCAATGAAGTCGTAGCCTGCGAGCCTTTGGACAAGGCAATCGGTTTCCCATTTGTTTTCAACACCGCACCTGTTGCCCCTGCTGAGGACACTTCAGCAACTGACGGCGCAGTTCAGGTTCGCCTCGACCCAAATACGGTAGCGGCCATTCTGCAAGCGGTTCAGGGAGACGACGACAGTTCCTCCTCATCAAGTTCATCATCTAGTTCACCTTCAATGACAGACGATACTGAGGACAGTTCTTCGTCGTCGAGCAGTTCAAGTTCATCTAGCAGTTCGTCCTCAAGTTCAAGCGACGACAGTTCCTCAAGCAGTTCTAGTTCGTCTAGTTCGAGCAGTTCTTCAAGTTCAAGTAGTTCATCAGCAATGTTTGATTTGACTACCGACGACAGTTCCTCTTCCTCAAGCAGTTCAAGTAGTTCTTCAAGTTCAAGCAGTTCCTCGTCATCATCAAGTTCCTCGTCCAGCAGTTCATCAGCAAGCGACAGCAGTATTCTTGGCGACGACTGGAAGGACGGTCTTGACCCTTGGCAGGTTGAACTTGCCGAGAGCCTTGACGACATGGTTTCTGAGTTGGGTCGTATCCCGACAACCGACGCCTCGTACACCGACGTATCACCATACCCAAACACGGCGCAAAACTGCGAAAACTGTGTTGCATACACCGACAGTGGTTCATGCGCTTGGGTTGCCGTCACCCCAGACGACGACGGCTGGTGCAAGTTCAACGTCGTACCAGTTGTTATCCGTGCAACCGCACAGGCAACCAGTGCCTATGACGAGTTGTCGAAGAATTCACCTAGCGTTGACGGAGTTCACGTCCCCGCCGTTGGAGCCATGGTCGGTGGACGCAAGCGTCGCAAGACCGTTCCCGCCAACATGGAAGTCCTCGACGAAGTAAACCCAGAGGTTGTGCAGGACGCCAACCTTTTGCAGAAGTCCGCTGAGGACGACAGCACAATTGGAACTATCAGCAAGAACGCAGAACTTCGTTACACGCTTGGCCCTTGGTATGTACCAAACAGCCAAGACGCACACGGCGAGTGGACTGACACCCAAGAACTTCAGAAGGCTCTTTGGGGATACGTCGAAAACGGAGACCGTGACATTCGACTTCAGCACAATGTAGAGATTGTCGCTGGTAAGTGGGTAGAAGCCATGACGTGGCCTCACCCCGTAGACGTTCCAATGTTGCAGGCTGACACTGGTGCAATCCGCAAGACAACCTTCCCCGCAGGAACCGTTTTCCTTGGCGTCCAATGGGAGCCATGGGCATGGGACTTGGTTAAGAAGGGCAAAATCCGTGGATACTCAATCGGCGGAACTGGCGCAGGCGTAGAAGTTGACCTGCCAACCGAATACGACAACCCACCAACCTTTTTGAACGGAGATAACTAATGGCTTCAGGTCACCTTTCCAATAACGTTTCACAGGGAACCGCCAGCAATGGCGTAGTTTCTGTTTCATCAACACCTACTGGTGGAACAATGATTTTGCCAGCAAACCCAAACCGTTTGCACGTGTTCTTGACCAACTCTGGTTCAACCACCGTTACAATCAGCCTGAGCAACTCGGCAGTTTCGGGTCAGGGGATTATCCTTGCCTCTGGTCAGTCAATCAACTTCCAAACTTACACGGGTCAGATTAACGCAATCACCGCTTCTGGCTCCACCACCGTCGCCTACTCACAGATTTAAGAAGGAAGCACCATGAGTGACAACTTTGACGAAATTGAAGTTTGGGAATTGGACTTTTCCGTCTTTAAGGGCGGCCCGGGTTCGGGAGAACACGTAGGACACCCCTTCCGTGGAAACGGTCACTCTGGAGGCGTTGTTCAGGCTGGTCACCACAATCCACGTGGAGACGAAGGCAGAGACCACCACTATCACTACGACCAAGCGACCCTTCACACTCACGCAGGGCTATCAGCACTACACGCTGGCGACTACGGCAGTGCTATGAGGCACTTCAACGAAGCGGCCCGCCATGGTGCATGGGGCGCTAAGAAACTGCTTGAAAGCGGTGAGGACAGAAGCCTTCACCAAGCAGGCAAGCAGACTTACGCTATTGCTCACCACGCTGGAGACTTGGCTCAAATCGCCAACCAGTCAACCCGTGCCTTAGCCAAGGCTGTAAAGGAAGGCGCAGACCCAACCATTATTGCGGGTATGTCACAAAAGGCAACAGCAGACCAAGCCAACGCTTCCAAGGCCGCAGACACATTGTCAAGCAACATTTCGGAAATCAGCGGAATGCGTCTGAGCAACGCAGTGGGAAGAGTTAACACCCCACGTCAATCGTCAGGTCAGTAATGCCTACCCCTGAGCAGGAATTAGCACTTTGGTTGTCGAAGGCAATGGCGCCACCAACCACCTTGAAAGAGGGCGAACACCCACTTCAAGAGTTCTTTAAGAATGACCTTCACGCAGGTAGCAAAGAAGGCAAACACCCATTGTCTGAATTCGTTGACCTAGAGGACAAGAACTAGGTTTTCCAAATCTCGGTATAGCATTTTTACCAGAACGAAAGGTAACAACCCATGATTTCTTTCCCAAAGGAAAATCCTTCAGTATCATTCGAGCAGGTCGTCAGCAACACCGCTGAGGTCGCTAAGGCTCAGATTGCTAAGGCTTCATCAGTCGAAAGTTCAGCACGTGTTGCTATGGAGAACGCAACCTTTCGCCTAAAAAAGGCTACGGAGATGTTGCAGTCATCAGAGGTTGCTTACCGCCAGTCAATCACCAAGTCGGCGTGGAACCGTGAGGAACTGCGCAAGGCGTACAATGAGGCAATTGCCCGTTTCCGTGACGCCGAGAAAAAGGCAGACGAAGCCACTGCCGAATTCACCAAGGCTTCCAATTCCGTAAACAGCCTACGCACACTCGCACGTGGCGAGGTTGTCAAGCGTGAGTTCAGCGACGACAAGCGCCAAGACCTTGCTTCAAAGGGCAAGGCTATGCCCGACGGTTCATTCCCAATCGAGACCAAGGGTGACCTTGCTAACGCCATTCAGTCAATTGGTCGTGCCAAGGACTATGACGCTACCAAGAAGCACATCATCACTCAGGCTAAGGCTCTCGGAGCCGAGGACGTTTTGCCAGAGGACTGGCAGAAGGAAAAGAGCCTTGCTACTTCAGTTCCAATGAAGAAGGCTATGGCTCTCTTGATTGTTTGCCCTAAGTGCAATGGCATGGGTTGCCCAGACTGCGGTGGCTCTGGAAAAGTTGAGGACGACAGTTCCAACGACGACAGTTCAGCCACCCCAATGGACGCAGACGCTTTCACCATGAAGTCGCTTCTCGGCTTTGACGTAGCAAAGGCTATGGCTGACGATAGTTCAGACGAGGACGACAGTTCAGAAATGGACGACAGTTCCGAGGACAGTTCAGAAATGGACGACAGTTCAGCAATGGCTAAGGCAATGTCATCAGACGACAGTTCAGAAATGGACGACAGTTCCGAGGACAGTTCAGAAATGGACGACAGTTCCGAGTTCACCACCAAGGCTTTGCTACAGCGTGACTTTGAGAAGTCCGCTTCATACAAGCGTATTTTTGTAGCCAAGGGTGACTTTGCAGGACACCCATTCCACGGAAATCAATACGCACAGGGCGCCAGTGGTCAGGACGTTTTACGCCAAGCAGTAAAGATTGCGGGAGACCGAATGAATGGTGAGGAAAATCGTGCAGAGGCGTTGCGCATGGCACAGTTTCACCAAGAAGAGGCGAAAAAAGCAATTAGCGCCCGTGAAAATACAGGCAACAAGGACGTGGCGGAAAACCTCAATTCCCTCGCTAAGGCACACTTACGAGCAGAGAAAACTTGGCGTAAGGTTGCTGACTACGGAAATAGGAATGCAAGCATTGACGCTCAAAAGGCTGTATCGCAGACGCAAATGGCTTTAAATCACGACGGAAACAGTGGCCTTCCAGCCTAAGCAGGAGCATAATCATGTCTTCAGGATTTGAAACAAACGAACTGCTGTACCCAATCACCAAGGGTGATGTTGCGGGTCATGCCTTTCACGGTAACCAGTACGAGGCGGGACAGAGCGGGGCGACCGAAGCGACACCTTCACAAAAAACAATAAAAGTGACCATGCCAGACGGCTCAACCAAGGAAATACCAAGTCTCAGAGCAATGTGGTTCAGAAGGTCGTCTGCTGGTCAGTATTTTACACAGTCCATGTTCGCTGGCTATGGCCTTTCGGGGAAACGTTTGGCGGACGGAGAGCCAGACATTACCTACATGATTATGCAAACGGGTGCCGACAAAAACGGAAATGACAAATACGGGGCAGGGTGGGAAGTTGAAGCAACGACTAGGTACGCAAATCGCCCCGACATGGGTCGCAAGGACGAAGTTGTTGGAACCACTAGAACTTTAGATGAAGCCAAAAGGCTTGCAACTTTTCATTACAGAGAGTGGCAACAGAGCCAGTCCTAGGTTCCAATTCTCTGCAATACAATAATAAAGCAAAGAGTTTCGCACTAAAAAACTAAAATTTTTAACAGAAAGAATTGGTCAAACAATGTCTTCAGGATTTGAAACAAACGAACTGCTGTACCCAATCACCAAGGGTGATGTTAGGGGTCATGATTTCCACGGAAACCAGTACACCCAAGGAATGGGTGGAACCTTTCACCCCGCAGGGGCAAAAAAGGGTAGCCTTGCCGACCTCAAGTCACGCCTATCAGTCGGAACCAAACTGACGCTTCTAAAGGACATGGCGCCTGCCGTAGTCCGTGGAAATTTGGGAACGACTACTTTGGGTAGTGACCGTTCTGGACAAACAGCAGAAGTCGTTAGGGTTCGTAGCAACGGAATTGACTTGCGTTATTCAACTGGCAAGGAAAGCCGAATGGACTTTCCAAAAGCAAGCGAGTTGACCTACACTCCAGAAAACGGAACGTTCACCGTACACAGCAAGTTTGGTTCTCAAAACGACTTGGTTTACAAAATTAACCAATAGCGGTTCACCACTTAAAATCTTGTAAGTGGGGTAAAGTAGTAGCGGTTTAGTCGTCTACAGGAGAGCCTCAGTGTCTAACGAAATCGAACAGTGGGTAGCCACAGCCCGTGCCATTGAAATTCAAAAGGCTGGCGACGCTCAGGCTCTAATTGACTGGTACAACGCTGGAGCCGACGGGCAAATTAACTGGGGAACCGCTGGAGACTTTGACGCCTGCGTCGCTATCGCAGGAAAACACCTCGACAATCCAGAAGGCTTCTGCCAACTCCGTCACATGGACGCCACTGGCGAACCAGCAGGCAAAGCGGGTGGCGAAGTCGCCAAGGCGGACAAGCCCAATTACGCCAAAATCATCTCAGACCGCAAGGGCGAGCCGACCGACAAAGAACTCTACAACAAAGTAAAAGCGGAGGCGAAAGAAAAGTTCGCCGTCTACCCTTCAGCAGTTGCCAATGGCTGGGTCGTACAAGAGTACAAGCGCCGTGGCGGTACTTATTCCAAAACTGTCGCTAAGGGAGATGTTGCTGGACACGCCTTCCATGGAAACCAGTACGAGACTGGCGAAAGTGGAACATCAGCACAATCGGGCGGAAGCAGGCAACACTCTAGCGATAGCGCCAAGCCAGTAGCCAAGAAGTTGGCTGTATTGCTACACGAGCGAGCAGTAAAGAACGAACCAGAAATCTCACGAGAAATTAACGAGACTTGCCAACAGACTGGCGGAGTTCGTATCAAGCCAGAGTTCGTGCTTAAAGATGTTTCAAGCATTCAGCGCAAGTTACTCCTAGACAGTAGCGAGTACTTAGACACCGCTAAGGGAACAGTCGAGAGTGCTTCAGCAAACATTGGCGACACGGTTCGTTACACAATCCAGTACCCAACTGAGCGATTTGCAGAAGGCGTCAGCAAGGCGCTTTCCGACTTCAAGACCGAAGGCTTCGACGCTATCAAGGTCAAGAACTTCTTTAACGACGACCCTCAGAACTCATACCGTGGGATTAACTGCGTATTCCACGACAGCACCACGAACCAATTGTTTGAGGTTCAGTTCCACACCGCAGAAAGCCTCGCAATGGTTGACCAAGTTCACCCAGAGTACGAGAGAGTTCGCCTCCTTGACCCAACGTCACAAGCATACGCAGACGGTCAAGCCAAAATGATTTCCATGTGGCAGAGCGTTCCAACACCAACTGGTATGGAAGGAATTGGAAAATACTCAGTCAAGAAGGACGCCAAGATGTTGTATTTCTACGACTTCACCAAGCCAGAGGCTGGCATTCTTGGAACCGCCACTCTTAGCGACGGCAAGTTCACCAACCTCACTGGCATTGCCGAGGAATACATCAACTATGACCGTGATAGGGTCAAGCAAATCTTCAAGCAAGACGCCACCGACGAGAGCGTTTACGACGACCTCAACGGCTGGAGCGACGGTTCTATTTTCTGCGTTGATGAGCAGAAGTCGTGGAGCATTGGCTAATGGACTTTCGCTCAATCTTTAACGTCATAAAGAGCGACGCCGTAACACCACCGCAGGGCGTTCAGGCTTCCGCCAAGCGAGCCTTGGAGTGGATTAAAGACGGCAAGGCTGGCAGTGGCTTCACCAACGTTGGTCGTAAAAGGGCTTCAGACCTCGCTAACGGGCACCCAGTGTCACTAGAAACCCTAAAGCGTATGAAGGCATACTTTGACCGTCACCAGCCTGACAAGAAGGCTGAGGGGTTCAGGCAGGG